TATCCCGCGAAACTTGATTGACCAAAGCTTCTTGAAGAGCCGTCGGTAGCACTTTTCCTCTTCTGTTTGCTCGGCGCAAAATTCCTTCGCATGCTTTCTTGCTCAATGAATACCGGCTTTCCACTTCGGTCAATAGTACTTCCGACAATGAAGACTCTACGGCGTCGTTGGGGTACTCCGAAGAATTGCGAATCCAAAACTCTCCACTCAATGTGGCGATACCCTGCGTTGGCCAATTCAGTGAGGACGACTCCGAAATCGCGTCCGTTGTTGCTTGATAAAAGTCCTGGCACGTTTTCCAAGACGATAGTTTGTGCTTTAACTTCTTGTGCAAATTGTATGGCGTCCCAAAATAATCCACTTCTTGTCCCAGCTCCTGCTCCAGCACGCTTGCCAGCGACGCTGACGTCTTGGCATGGGAATCCCCCGCAAACAATGTCAACTCGTCCAATTAAATCAATCTCCTTTGCCCATTCAATTGCTGTGGTTACATCATCATGCATCGGCACATCAGGCCAATGCTTCTTCAGTATCTTTTGTGCGTGTTTATCTATCTCTACTTGACCCACACAAGTATGTCCTGCTCGTTCAAAGCCAAGGTCAAACCCGCCTACCCCAGCAAATAAAGAAACAAATGTACTCATGCGTTAATTCTATCACGAAACCACTTAACACCATGGGTAAGAAACACCTCATTGACATCTTGATTATCCGGCAACATAACTACAGTTGCTTTGTCTAAATCTTCTTTGATCCTTTTAGCAAGTTCTTGTCCAGGATTTCTGCCGTCCTCTTTGACATCATTGTCAGCAAAAATGAGGACTTTTGAGTAGCCTTCAAATAGCTTTGGGAACCACGGTTTCCATTGAGATACACCAGCAACTCCCACCGATGGTATGCCCACGATACCCGCCAACACAATCGTATCAATTTCGCCTTCGCAAATGGCAATCGTGTCAGAGTATACGTGCAAGTCATTAACGTTAAATAAACCCACCTTTTGACCAGTTGGATAAAGGTATTTTGGAGTGCCATCATCTATCGTCCTAAACTTCATTCCCACTACGCCAGTTGGCGTAAGGTACGGAATACTTAATCTGCCAACAGAATGTTCATGCCCAGCACTAGGCTCCACGACGCTTCCAAGAAGGTACTTGGCTGCTATCGCTTGGGTTATGCCGCGTGCCTCTAGGTAAGAGAGAGCCTGTGGTGTGAGATTGAGATAGTATCTCTCGGCTGCTTCCGTGAGCAATTGCTTCTGCTCTGCGTTTAACATCTTTAAACTCCTTTATGTTTTCCATCCGCGATACTACATCATATACATCACCTAACACCTGACATACAAGGCAATTGTATCCTTGTGAGTCTAAGTTGTAAGCGGCACTAGCATGACTGTCGTCGTGCATAATGCACTTACATGGTACCCAGCCATGGCGATGCGTAATGCGTACACCATAATGTTCTAGCACTGTGGCTAGATCAGGCTTCAATACCACCTGTCACCTTCAACCATTGGTTTAAATCTTGTATGACCCAAGACTGATCCAGCGATGCCATACGCCTTTTGACGATGACATATGCAGGTGGCGCTGGATCAATCCCTCTAGCCTTGGCATAGTTGGCTGCCTCAGCCACAGCCTCTCGCCAAAATTGTGGTAGATCCATCTTTGCCGTTGCTTTTAATTCAAAGATATAAGGCTGACCCGCAACCATGCAGACAATATCACCCTCATCATCTTTGCCAGCAAGACGCAAACGCTCTGCCATCAAACCTTTTAATCGTAGAAACTTTAAGATTCCAGTCTCAAATGCTGAACCTTTACGCTTACCGTAACTACTCATGCTTCAACTCCGATACTGGTACTCGCCAACCGCCAATGCTTTCATCACGGTATTTATCATTCATAAATTGAAACGGGTTAAACTTTCCGTAAACTTCTACCTGACTATAATATTCTTCATCTAAAATCTTTGTGCCGATAATTACTTTATCTATATCTTTATTCCAAAAAGGAATAGCATCACGAGTACGAACAGTGCGTATCTCATAATTACTACCTACATCGGCAAGGTTTTTACGCTCTGGATGCAATTCATTTGGGTACCAGGGAACGGACCAAGTTTGATTGTAAGTCTTTGCTGCTGCCCATTCAGAGATATTAGCCCTGACATTGGCTAACAACTCATGTTCCAAACGACCAGCGGCTTTGCCTTCGGCATAATTGGGTTTGTCAATTGAGCCAAACTTAGTAAGCCAACGCTCTGTTGCAAGATTAGTACAAACACGTACTTCATCTTTGTTTAACTCAATGATCTTACTCAATGTTACTCCATGTGGTTCCAATAGATAACGCTGCCCGATCTGGGTATAGTGTCATTCTACTTGCATCAGACCATAAAGTTACGTATTGACTGCCGTCGGCGCTATTCTTTGCAAAACGATTCTTTACACAGGCAACACGAAACTCACCAGTAAATGGCACAAGTGCCACTGTCAAAATCATTTCAGGTAGTTGTGCAATCTTGCCTTGAATTGCTTTACGAGCAGGTGGAATATCAGGACGTCCCTCATTCTCAGTGGTATGGTGCAAGAGCATTACTGCTGCTTGCGTCTCACGAGCAATGTGGTGCATAGCCTTAGCAATTTCGCGTAAGCCAGACCATTCATCATTGTGTAGGGATACAACGTTCATCGCGTTGTCCACAATAATCATATGTGGATACTCACCATATGCTTCCGCATAGGCACGTATGGATAAATCAATCTCATCTAGTGTAGGTGATGGAGCAAAATCAAACTGTAAATGCTTAATGCTTTCTAGTTCTGAACCATAAAAATCTTGTCCAGTTCCACTAGCAAATGCTTCTTCTACGCTTGAAACTCTATGCCCAGTTACCATTGCCGCAGAACGAATCGCGGTGGTATAACCATCTGTATCTGCTGAGATATACAGCGTAGGCACCTTCATCTGCACTGCCATATAGAGGGCTAATAAAGATTTACCAGCATTAGGTTGGCCAGCAATCATAGTTAGTTGCCCCCGCCTAAACCTAATCCCTTCCGCTGCTAGCGGTGGGAATAGGTCAGGCAGTAGTGCGTAATCATTGGTACTTTTCGCTGCCGCTTGATGTAGTGACAGCATCTAAGTTTATCTTACAAACTTAGGCTCGCATTGGTCGGGAGTACCCTTTGGTGATGGGCAAAACCAACCTTTCCATTCCTTTGGTGCGCCTGGCTTTGACTCACGCCATACCAATGCACCATGCTTACAATGTCCATCGGCAATAACAGCAGGTGTAAATGCAGGTGCAGTACCTACAACTTCTGCGTTAAATGAGCGGGCTACATAACTAGCGGCGTTACCGCCACCTAGTGAACCAGCAGTTGCTCCAATAAGAGTTGCAGTATCTTGGATAGTCGTCAATGACGATTCCAATTCCTTTTGATCTTGTGCGTAGATGTTGATTAATGTTCCGTCGTGCAACTTAAAGTTGACTTGGAACTTTGTGCTTTCGGCTGCTGCCATTTTTCTTTCCTTCTTTCTTTGCGTTTGCTAGTGGGTCGTAAATCTGGGCCAGTTGTCCACCTACAGCGTAACAGTAATCTTTTACGCCGCAAGTGCCACATGCCATGCCAATATTTGGCAAAAAAATTTCTGCCTGTAAGCCCCTCTCAAACTGGGCAAACAGTTCTGTAAAAACAGGTATGGTCCAACGATCCAACCCAGAGGCTTCTTCAAACTCTGCCTTACGAGCAGAGTAGAAGTAGCCACGAGTCGGACGGATACCAAAAGTCATTTCCATCATGCAGGCATACACACCCAATTGCATTGCTGAGTCAGGAGTATATGAACCTGTTTTAAAATCAATCACTGCTATCTCACCATTAGGTAAGGTAACAATTGCATCGGCAAAACCTTTGATTGGAACTTCACCAAACAATTGGTTAAAACCAATTTCAATTCCTGGTATGCCTTGAGGCGTTACCCAAATTTCAAATTGACTTTCAGTCCAAGCGTTGATGAAATTAAAAAACATCTGCTTGCCATTGACATCCCACCAAGCGCCATTTTCCTTGTCAGGGTTGGCTTTAGAAGCACGTCCACCACGGCGCCAATCTTGCGGATTGGTACCAGTCTTTGTTTCTTGTTCGGCAATCTGCGCTATAAACGCATCCTGCCAAATCTTATCCCAACTCATTCTATCTCTTTTCCAACTACTATTTCCTGTGCTTTTTTAAGTCCCACAATCGTAGCAGGATTAGTCTCGTTAAGTATTTCCTTAGCAATCATGTCGCCAAGTGCTTTACGCATAAGGATTTCAGCCTCAACAAAAGCCTGCTCAAAGGCAGCCTTGGTAATGATTTGTGCGCGTTTCTTTCCCATGTTATTCCTTATCCAATTCTGTAACTACAGTTGCAAGACTATTACACTCTACGCAAGTAGCCTCTGTCAAGTACTGACCCACTTCATAATCTTCATCAAACATAACCTTGACGTTCCACCATTGTGAACCACAAACGCATACGCGTATAGGTCCAAGTGAGCGTAGGTCAGAAGAAAGCATTAAAATGGTATTTCTACTGTCTTAGAATCATCTTTGGTTTTTTCAAATAGTTGTAGCAGATATTGCTCTGCCGCTGCGTGAAACGCAGATCCGCCAACAAACCACCATGCTGGGTCTGAAGGTGCTTGCATACCACGTTCTAGTTGCCATGCTTTACCGCAACGTAGCCATGATGTGAATGAACTAAACGATCTATGTTGTACTGTTATTTCTGCCATGAGATAAGGGTAGCAGATGGGTATGCGTGGCGTGTCAAGTCATGCAACTGGCGTGTCAAGTTGCGCCATTGGTTTGGAATGTGTGTATAATCGGAGCGAAGCGACGGCGGTTAATAAAAGGCGCCTAAAGGGCGCCGATACGATAGGGCGGCAACGCGGATAGCCCTACGGGAAAAGCATTTTTATGGTACAATTAGGACATGCCGACTGGTATTCGCGTACATCGTCTATCAGATATTGACGCGAACAATCGCACTGGTGTATGTTCAAAATGCGGACCAGTTAAATTAAAGAAAAAACCAGATGGCTGGCGATGCAACATTGCCCACAACCTTTTGCAAAAAAAATATTTAGACCCACGCCGCCCTTGGCGTCAGCACAAAAAAGATAAATGTGAACATTGTGGATTTATCCCACAGCATCCATCTCAACTAGACGTAGATCATATAGATGGCAACAAGGAAAACGACGATCCAAGTAACTATCAAACGCTATGCGCCAATTGCCACAGGCTTAAAACACAGGTAAATAAAGATTGGGAAAACAAAAAAACCGCCCCACCGAATTAACGGTAGGGCGGTTTAACTGCTATTAAGTTTTACTTAGTTGATGCAGGTACGATTTTATGATCCACTGGCGGAAGTGTCTTGTTAAATAGTGAATATGGATTGATGCGTGCTACGACTGGTCCAAGCACACCAACAAGAGCAGCCCAAGCAATATGCTTGAGATTGTGATTGCCAGTCTGGTAAATCGCTACACCAGCAGCAATAGTTGCGTATAGATAATGCTCAACAAGAGCCTTTTCACGTGATGATATTTTCATTTATTCTTCCTCTACATTGTCAACATATGGAGTATTCATGTGTGAAGCCTCTGGATCTTCTAACGGAGAACCATAAGGCTTGGGAGCAGCGGAGCCTGCTAAGGCTGCCGTCGCTACCATACCCAAATGTACAGGATCAAGGGAGAAATTGCTTGCTTTCCAAACCATCAAACCAGCAACACTACCAAGCACGGCAGTCTTAGGATTTGTATGGTCAATCTTAAATGGCATTATGAACCAGCCTTTGCCACCATGGAACTGTAAGTAAAGGCATCAATACCCTTACCCTTTACCTTAGCAAGACCTGGATACCTAGCCTGATAGACAGGCACAAGGGCTAGATCCTCTGCGGTTAATGTACCTAAAATTTGATTCTGAGGTAGCAATCCTGCGTTGGCTAAGGCTCTCTCTACAATCAGGGCTGCTTGGCTCTTAAAACCCACTTTAAAGGCGTTTGTGCCAGGGAATGGCGGGGCTACGATAACAGTCGGAGCCTTGACGCTAGGCGTAGATGAGTTGAGATTATTGTTCAAAGCCATTCCACCACCACCAAGGGCAGTTGCACCTGCAACTCCTGTTGCTAGCACCTTGTTCTTGGTAGGCACAGAAGGCTTGACAGGTGTTGGGTAATTAGGTCTAGCAATGGCAATGACGTTTAGCCAAGGGCGATGACGGCGAAAGACGCCTATGCCGTTTGCTTGTGAGCCAGTGGCATGGTCAGGGCTGGTGTTAGCCTCAATGACTGTTAGTCCTGCCGTTGAGCAGTTCTCAAGGATACCGACATGCTCAGGAATGCCTTTGCCAGAAAAATCATAGAAGACAATGTCGCCAGGACGGCCCGTTCCTTTAGGAACTATCTGTCCATGCTTCTGAAACCAACTCAAACCTACTGGGCAGTAACTAAATCCTTTGGATGTTTCAGCGGCAACTAGCGCAGATAACTTTGCTTGATCAAATACCCAACTAACAAACATGGCGCAGTAACTTTGATTAGGCATTCCATACCAAGTGCCATATGGATTTTCGTTATTAGGTCCTTCAATAAAGCCGATCTGTTTCTGAGCAATGTTGACTATATCTAAGCCACTGCTCATTGCCAGATCAACCTCTCAGCCAAATCTCCTGGGGTACACAAATAATCTTTTTCAGCAATGACTAGCCCACCTTTGCGGTAGCACTCGGCTACCAATTCAGAGCAGATGTAACCATCGCTTTGAGCAAGACGACTAATAATTCCTTTGGTCAATACTTTAAGCCCAAGGCTTCGCAAGGCTATATCAATGATAGTAAAAAAATCATATGGCTTGCCAACAGTCTCAAGGGCAGCGTTAACAATCTGCATCCTTTGATTGTCATCTAGTTCCTCATGTTGGTTCCAAGCAATACTTGAATACTCAGCGGCTTTCTTTTTCTTTATCCCACGCGGATCAGCAGAGATAATGTCTCCGTTGCCGACATAGACAACAACATGGTTCCAACGAGAAAAAGTACCAAGACGAATAAGCCAACCAAAGAAACCATTGGTTTTAACCACTCCGTAATCACCAAATCTAGGTTCATATGTTGTCATTCATATCCTCAATAATTTCTTTCAAATGATCTAATTCTTGCTTCTCAAGTTTGAGAATGTGGCGTATGATGAGAGCATCTCGTTTAGTCTGCCCTATCATGGCAATACCAATGATAAGTTCTACGGTTACTGCTAGCCATGAGGCTAGATTCATCCATTTAATATATGCGTGTGTGTCTGTAAACCATGTAGGTTGAAGCCACCAAACAAAAGTAACGCCAGACCATAGAACTACAAAAAACCAATTGCGGATAATGCCTTGGATCTTCCATGATACTTGCTCACTAAAGGTCAGTACATCACCAGTTGTTTTGTGGATATACTTTCGCTTTAATGGGTTAATCATTATGCTCCCTGACGTGTTGTTCAAACCTGCCATTAAGGACTGCTACATCAACTGCTATTTCTTGCTGACGCTCAACTAAAGTCTCAACCATTGGAATGACTTGCTTACGGATAGCATCATTAAGGGAGCCGCCTGAATTAGGTGTTACCTCATGCTTAATTGTCTGAAGGTCTTCAAATTCTTGCTTCATAACATTTTTAACACCATGCTTAAAAACGTACCATACGCCTGTAGCAGTTGCTCCAACAGTAAATACACTGTTGTAAAGGATGGTAGTTAAATCCGTGCTGGTCATTTGCAGTATGCCCTATCTGTTATACGACGGTTCGGAATTGAACGGTAATGATGCCACCAAA